AACGCCCTGGTCATCCCTTCGTCGCGTGCGGTAAGGATTGCCTCGATCCTATGTTGTGTTGAACTCATGATCCATCGCCTCCTTTGTTCTTTTGAGCCAGAAACCTTTTATAAGCCTCCAACTGTGGTGACATTTCCTTTTTCTTCGTTTGCTTCTTTTTCAAGCGGTCCAACGCGCGCTCATAGTCATACAGTTTCGTGAATTTCGCGTAGATCAGGCGCCCTTTTTTATCTCGCAAGGAAGCCTTGTTGCTCGCGTAAGCCAGCTCGTGGATCCGATAATCGAGATCGACGTTTTTCAATGCCTGAGCTTCACACAAGAGGCGATATTCATGCATATCCAGGTCGAGAGCTTGCTTCATTGTGTTGTAGCCGAAAAAGCGAAAACAGTTGATTGCCACCTCGTCAATCAGCTCTTGGGCGCTTATGCTTTCAGCTCGCCCTGTTTCAGCTTGTCCATTTCCTCTTTCACGGCCGCGCCCATCGGATCGGCCATTTTCTTCAATGCCTTCCTGCAGACATTCGCTTTGTACAAAAAATTGATCACCTCGTCGCTAAAGATATCCAAGTCTTCGCAAGATTCGAGATAGCCTTCAATGTCCTTTTTCGTCGGCCTTTCCTTGGCCTCGTGATTGCATAAGCTGTAAACGATATCGCGCAGCGCACAAATATCACCAACCTCCTGCCATTGGATTACAGCCTGTGCCAGTCCTGTTCCAGCCCCGATCGTCGGGTTGTCCTTCTTGGAAGTTTCGCCAAGCATCTCTCTGTCGATTTCTGCTAAAAACCCAAATGTAGCCCGCAATTGGTGCACTTTATCTTTGATCGTGATTTCCATATTTTTTCTCCTTTTTAAAAATAAAAAGGAGTCGTTTAAAGACTCCTTATGAATTGCTCTCGGCAGCGGTTTGAACTACTGTGTCTTTAAATACGTACTGAGCCGCTTCCAGCTGTTCCTGTGTCAAGGTCGCGTAGCCATCTTTAGGCTCGCCAAAAACACCGACCGTTAAAGAATACTCAGTAAAATCCTCCGCATTTGCGGTCAGTTCAAACTCCGTAATATAGCCGTTATAGTAGCAGGATTCGTATTTCCCTGCATTCTCTCCCGTACCTTCGATCGCTGTATTAATTTCCCAGACCTCAACGACCTTATCTTTCAATAAAGCCGCTTTTACCTTTTTAACGTTCTCGTCGCCTTTAGCGAAAAGAGCGTTCAGTGTGATCTCAATCTCTGCTCCTCCTGGAACACGAACTGATCAGACTTTGTTACAACATTGTCCGCGTCCTTGGAAATGCTGGTCGATCCTTCCGTCTGAAATGCCAGAATCATCGCCGCTTCTTTTGTCAAATCTTCCAGGACACGAACTAAATACATAATTTTCGATCCCTGCACCGGTTCGGCCGCAAAGATCTGCAAGTCAAAATTCTGAATATTGACCTTGTTGAAATCAATTTTTGTTTTCATCTTATTTCCTCCAATATTTGTACTCACAATTCACCAGCCCATGCATCAGTGGCTCCGATGTCGTATCATCTGGCAAAATGTCTTCGTTTCCTCCAGACATGCACCAGCCATAAGACGGCGAGGCGTCGATCGATTGTGCGATACGGCGAATTCCAAAAAGCAAGGAGGAAAAATCGCCCCTCGCTCGAATGTTGTTCGTCCACGCGTGAATTGTAATATTTACCCGGCCGAAAAAGCCGCCTTTCACCTGATAAGAGGCAGAATCCTGCGTATTGCCAATGTAGATGAAAGGGTACGGCGTGTCCTCGGGAGGCAAATCTCCATCGAACACCATTCCTGGGAACGCCTTTTCAAGTGCCACACGAAACTGACTGAATAACTCTTGTTGTGGACTCATAGATCACTGATCACCGCCTTTTTCAAGTCGATAATGAAGCGGTCTTTCTGGGCGTTGAACGCCGGTTCCATGTATGGCTGTGCCTTCATAAATCGAGTGCCCAGCTCGACATATTCGGAATAGTGCGCTGTGGCAAAAACGGCCCCCGTCTTTCCGCCATCTCGCATTTCAAGGCCAATGGACCACTTCAATGTTCCGGTATCGACTGGGCAAAGATCTTGTGCTCTTGATTGCATTTCCGAAGTGTTTTGAGCCACAGCTCGTGTGATCTTTGCTGGATCTGCCGCCTTGATCAGTTTCCGCTGCATCTCGTTCAGCCCACTGATATCGCATATAAGCCTCATTCTTGTACCTCCGTAAGCACGAACGTCTGCTTATGGCGCAGCTTGCGTGCCCTTTCCACTTTGTAAAGTTTTTCGCCGATCCGGATCCGATCGAACGCCCGATTGTAATGATTTTGGATGTGGGCAGTTACGCTACCATCCTCAATTCGGCCGTAGATCAGACGCATCCTGTCAACGCCCGTATCAAAGACGCTGGCCATCCGTCGCGTTTCAGAGATTGTTTGCGGTCCGTAGTTGCCTGTTTTGGCGTCATACGTGCCGTGTTCGATTTTCTGAAAAAAGATCGGGGTGTCGTATCTCATAGGAATCGCACCCGCCCTTTCTTCTGGTCGTGCTGTTTAGACCGCCATGCCTGCATATCATCTTCGAATGGCGCGAAGTCATCATCGGTAAACGTCATGCTTTCACCTTCGATCGAATGGCTCGCCACGCCTTCCGATCCGATCCGGTTGAATCGTTTGATCGCGACCTCCACCAGGATGTAGGACAACTCCTCTGGCACCGTCTGAACGCCCAGGAGCACGAGGAGGCGCGCCTGCGTGAGATTCAGGATCGCTTTGAGTTGGTCATCGTTCGCTTCATCGCGCTGATCGAGCATCAATCTGATCGTCTGCAACGTTTCCACGTCTCTCACCTACGTTTCTCGCTGCTACTTCGAGGACGGCGTGGCAGTCGTAGTCAATTTGACTTTAGCGACAGCCTTCTTGTTAACTTCCGGAATATACTCGCCAGACTTACCATGTCCTTGAAGCGCGACGCCATCGAAATCCTGCGCCTCGATCGTACGAGTCGTGTTGATACCGGTAAATGCCTTAGCAATGCCTTCGATGTAAGCGTAAACAACTTCGTTCTCCCCGAAATAGTCTTCTGCAACTTCCGTGATGATAAAGCCTTTGAATTTGCGGGCTTCATTGTCATCGATATTCACTGTGGATCCTTTGCTCGACGTTGTCAGTCCGCTGTCCACGATCGCGTTGTATACATCTGGTGTTACTTTAGCGATCCTTTTTCCTTTGGCTTTGACGTTCGTGAAGTATTTGGACAGTTCACTGAACAATGCGGCGACCGTATCTTTCGTGATGCTGCTCACTTCGATCGTTTTCGAAGCGCTCTTCGAAATGAATGCCGCATGCTTACCGTTTAGTTCCTCAGTCACAGCCTGTGCCTGCAGATCGAGGCGATCGGCGATAGCTTGCTCAAAATCGGCATTGACCGTAGACCGGTCTACACCTTCGTGGAAAGCCCACTCTGCTGTATACGGAACATCGGTATCTTTATAGATGACTTCCGTGCGGTTTCCAAAACGAGATGTGCTTTCAGTGCCAGTACCAAACGCGACATTTTCGCCTTTGTTGTAGGTACCGATCGTGACCGGGATATCAGACGTCTTAACACTGAATGCCGTCGCGGAATCCCGCACGCCGTCCACCACATCGATCTTCCCTCCGACGAAAAAGTCATTGAATTGAGCTTGCACACCAAACACGGCTAACATGAGTTCTTTAAACTCCTTGCTGAACACCCGGATGTTCGAATTCTGCGGTTCATCCGCAAACATCTGAAGATTGATCTTTTTCATTCGCTTCATACTTTTTACCTCTTTTCTATCGTTTATACTTATTCAGTTTTGCTTCGAAAGGGCTTGGCTTTTCATGGTCGGTCCGGTATATTTTCGGAGTTCGTCCCAGTGCCCTTTCAGCTTCGACTGCTTTACGATCTGCCTTGATGACCGACACGAGCTTCTCGATCCGCACGTTCGTATCTTCGGCAGTTTCTCCGACTACGAAGTCCAGGATATCCTGGGTAGCCGTGATCTTGTGATTCTCTTGAAGAATCGTGGCAGCGCTCTTGGAAAGTTCAGTACGTTGGGCTTGCTTTTCCAGCTGCGCGATCTGGTTTTTCAAGTTCTCGTTTTCCATCTGGATCTTTTCCTGTTCATACGCCTTTTTTTGTTCTTCGTTCATCTTTGCGAGCTTTTGCGCTTCTGTCCGAGCTTCCTCGATCTTTTTTTGGTTCTCTTTTTCAGCACGTTTCAGCCGGTCCTTCACGATCTTGTCCAGCTCAGCTTGAGTGAACGTCTTCTCGCCTTTTTCTTCTTCCGAAGATTTTGGCGCGTTTTCCGGCTCGTCTGGTGTCAGATCCGGTGCCGATTCTTCCGCAAAAAGCTGCAAGTTGAATGGTTTCACAATAAACATTTTTCTTACCTCCCATAGTTTTACGTCACAATGTTTGACTTCCGTACCTTTTAACGTCTTGAACGTTTGGACATATAAAAAGGACAACGAATTCCGCTGCCCCCTATCCCTTTTTCATGTATGCGCATTGAACATGATCAGGGTACGCGCTGGCGATACTCATACAGCCGAGTCGAAAACTTTCGACCAGCAGGATCGCATCATCCTCCGCGTGATTGCCATAAATTTGATGCCAGCCCTCCGTCTGATCATGGTAGATACAGGCACCCGTCAACTCTTCGATCGACTGGATCAGATTTTCAAATAGCGCTGAGATTGCGCTGCACACGATGTCTTTTCCAGGTTCTGCGTATTGAGCATGCCCCGTGATCGTGATCACGAACTCTTTTCTTCGCCGCTCTACTTTGATGTCGATCATAGCTTGTTCTCCTGGAACAGCTCTAGCAGTGCCTTCTGAAACGCTAATGAAAATACGATAACAAAAGGCAGATACAGCGGCGAAAACACGATCAGCCAGGATAGATCAAAGCTAAAAAAGGCTTTCAATGAAAACAAGATAATAAATAGAATCGTAAAAAGGCTGGGTAAATATTTTGTCATTCGTTATTTCCTCTTTTCTAAAGAATTTGTTGATGGCGGTCCACAATACGGGCATCGTTTCATACTACTCATTTATAGGTTCTCCTTTTGGCCAAAATAAAA